GAAAACTTCGTCCCGGTTCGAACCTTTTTCCAAAGTGCATTCCGAGAAAGATAGTATACTTTGGCGAAATCTTTAGAGTAACGAGATTTGACCTTCGGAAACCACCGACCCATTACGATCCCGACCGCTCTCTCAATCCCAGCGGCCTTTCCCCCACCAACAAACGAAGCCCTGGCCGCGAGTGCCGCGGACTCTCGGAGAGCTTCCCACTCAGACCAAATGTACTTCCGAAGCTGAATTTCGATCCGAGCGATCTGCGAAACCTCAGAAATCTTGAGTGCCTTGATCAGCAAAGCATCAATGACCTGAAGTTTTCCAGAAAGAGATACGATATCAGTCTGTTCCGTGGTCATGACATGAACCTTCCGTCGCATCCTGCCATTCCTTCTCTAGCCTCTCGCGCACTCGAAGTGCCATTGACAAAAAGTCTTCTTCTTTCAATCTCTTGATCGCAGTTACCTGCTGCCCAGGTTCGGTCGGATCCGCCTTGTTTTTCACCGCTTCCGCCATGAGCATCGAAAAAGGAAGATCCGCTGGAAAGTCCTTCGGGAATTGCGGCAACTCATCACCCAAAATTTCCTCGAGCATATTCCGAGCGATTCTAGGAGTCATTCCTCCCGTCTTCTCCGCTCCACTCAGAATCGCGACGAGTTGCGTGTTGTCCGTCGTATTCGGAGAATTCGAACGAAACCGATGATACTGAATTCCCATCTCCGGAAAAAACAAACGATTCATCGTCGAGTCAAATTCTTCTCGCTCCGGAGCAAATACCTGCTCGTCCGCAAGTTTCCGCGCAGTCTCGGCGGTAGCTCGATTCAAATCCTCAGTTGCTCCGAGAAGAATCGACGGAATTCGGAACGAACGACGAATCTTCGCCTGATTGTTCTTCTGATAGTTCTGAAAGAGCTCATCCTGAATTTGCTCTTTAGTCAACGGTTTGATGTCCAATTTCACATTTCCCGAATCTTCAGCATTGGTCAACATCTCCATCGATTCGGCTTCGATGATGAGAAACTTGGAATAATTGTCAGATCCCTGAATCTGGGATTCGACAAAACTCTCAATTCTCTTGATCGTCCCATCAGTCAATTGCCCATTCGAAACGAGCAAAGCCATCGACGGGATATTGTTGTTTCTGAACGTGATATAGTTGATCTCTTCTGCCGACCGATCTCCGAAAATAGAAAGAAGATTCCCGATAAAACGAGGCATCCCATACGGAGAACGAGAACAATAAAGCGACATGTGGAAAACTTCATTCGCTTTTTTGTCCTCCGGGAATTTCGAAACTTCCGATTCTGGAACTACGAATCCAGTCTCGTTATCGTAAACCCGAGGATCACCAAATTCCTTGAACCATCGAAGCGCGTAATTCGAAGAGATCGAAAGGTTTCGATAATACACCGATTTCGATTGTGCGTGCATTCGAAACCTAGACCACACCTTTATGTTCCGAATTTCCACAGATCCATCGAGTTGAAGTTCGAGAATCTTCATATCGGCTTGAATGGGTTCTTTGTCAACAGGGCCAAGTCTCATCTGGTACGCCGGAATATGATTGAACCCCTGGATGCGACCAGAGACACTACGCACGATCTCAAACCAAGCATTTCCGGTCGTCTCGAGATCCCTTCTTACCTTCTTTCGAAATGCCAAAAAGGAATCTTTCAAGCAAGCATATGAAAAGAAATTTTGCAAATAGACCATTTCAGCATCTATCGACTTTTTTAGATCCTTTGGAATATCTGGATCATCCATTTGCAAACGAGAAACAAATCGATATCCATATCCATCAATATTTGCTGCCATAGCTTCGATACACGGACTGAGCTCCGAATTGTTCTCTGGAAGCATAGAAAGAGTCATAAGATCAAATGGTGGTTCCAGAACGCGCCCTTCCCGAACCAACATTTCAAATGGATCATCGGAAGCGGTTTTCGTCTTTCCGTCCATCTCGATAATTCGATCTTCCTGCTTTCTCAACGGAATGACGATTGCTCGAAGGGCTTGCTTGTTGGAACGATTCCCACCAGAAACCGACTCCTTCAATGCTGTATCCGACATGGTTTTCTCCCTTTACAGAATTCCCGGCTCGTATTCTCTTCTCTTCCTATGCCGTTTCATCTTACGTGCCCGAATCGCAATGTCAAACGCATCCAGACCATCCTTGAAACGCGCAGTCGGGAAAAGAACAAATTGCTCGACCAGTTTTCCCATGTTCTTTCTAAAAAAAACTCTTTTGGATTCGAACATTGGAGAAAGTTTCCAAGCTCGAGTCATCTTGTCCTTATCGGTGAAAATAGGAATGATTCGAAGGCCAGCAACTTCGTCCTCACCATCACGAACCTCTTCTTGCAAAACCTTCTGATACGCATTCCCTTCAATTCCACACCGAACAGGATCCCACTTTCTGAAAAGTTCCGAAGTTCTCCCCTTCTGTTTCACGAAAGAGATGTGCTCCATCAAATAGTCAAGAACATAGATTCGTCCAGATTTATCTTCGCCTATAATTACGATCGCGAATTGATCGTTTTTGTCGTTTTCCGTTACTGCAAGATCAACACCCATGAAAATAGAAAGACCAGAAGGAACGTCTTCGTCTTTTATGATTTGACAATCATCATAATGAAAAACTTCTCCCTTCATCCCATCCGTCTTCACTTGATACTGCGAATCAAAAATAAGCATCCCAACAGTTTCGCGCTTCTCGATGAAGTAGTCTTTTGAGTAAACTTCCGGCCAAGCCGATTGCTCATATTCATCTAATGCTGGAATAATCTGAGTATGCCCCTTGAATTCCTGTTCCATCAAAGTACCGTAAAGGTCCTCATGATGGTAACGAGTTCCGAGAATGTGATGTTCTCCTCGAAATTTCACCTTCGGATCTGGAGGCATCAAACAAGGATCAAGCGTTTTGTAAAACCAAGTGAAAATCTTATCTCGTGCGTGTTTCGTATAAGAATTATCTTCATCAACCAAATCGTCAGAAATAACAACGTCAAAATGTTTAGAAACCACCACCGATTCTGGGCTCATGGTGGTAATGCTTGCCTCTTTCGTTTTCATCGTTCGTGGCAAAACTTCGATTTCTTTCTGATCCCACTTTGTCACCTTTCTGGGATCAAAATACGTTCCGAAGATTTCCTCGAGTTTTTTATTTCCTTCAAAATGACCTTTGATCTCCTTCAAAAACGATCCAGCATTTGTAGCAGATTTGCTTGTCAACGCAATTCGAAGATTTGGATTGCAAAGAAGATAATAAATCACTTTGACCACAGTACACATTGTTGTTTTTCCAGATCCTCGAAACACCAACTGTAAACTTCGAGGGTTGTCAATCTGAAATTTCAACATTGCCAAATGGTGTGGTGCCGCTAGATAACCCAAAACCTCTGTTGCTAAAATATCAACTCTTCCATATTCCAGAACGGCTCTGCGAATTACCTCGTTCGTCTTTTCTCGATAGTGGGAATAGAGTCTAACGAGCTCCCCGCGACCCGATGTTTGGAGCGAAGAACCTGTTTCTAAAATCGGAAGGACATTTCCGCCACGTTTGACTTTCATTTCAAAATTGCCGATTGCCACTCACAAGGATCTTGCAGGTTTCACCACCAGCCATTCCACCAGTGACCGCAACAATGACCTTCAAACCATAGGTCTTCACTGTTGCGACCCAAGGAATCCCGGCACCCTTGGCCGAAAACGTATAACCAGAACCGTGAGCGACCACAAACTTTGTTGCCTCTTGCGACCAGAAAAGAATGCTCACCGCTGGATTGCTGCTCGTTTGCGGAATGACCTGAATTGTCAGATCATCGAGCTCTACCGTATTGAGCGCAAGAAGCGGATCGATCAACGGCAAGCTATCGTCCGCAGTCACATTTCGGTAAAGCGAAAATCCAGGAGCTTTCTCGATCGACGTATTCGGATTTGCCATTGTTGCCCCTAAAAGGCGAGCCTTTCGTCAAAAGATTTCCCATCTGGGGGGGTAGATGGAAAGTTTCTCGAGTCGAAAGGCTCGCTCAAGCTAGTGTCTTACTGAGCACACTCGTAGTACACGATCTCGGCTGACACGTTCAGATCGGTATCCGCACCGAGACTGAATCCATTCGACAGCGGGGTGATGCCGGTGGCAGACGCCACGAGCGAAATGTCCGTGGTCCCCGCTCCGGAATCCACCACCTTCTGCATCGAGGCATCGGCCATCCCCTCAAACCAAACCGCCTTGCAGTTTCCAGTCACGTTCCACAGCTTCACGGAACGAGGGCGGAACCCAACAGTCCGCACTTCCTTCGACGAACCCGTACCGATGAAACTCCCGCTCACAACTTGCACGCCTGAAGCCATATCACACCTCCTCGGTAGTGTTGTCTCTTGACAGTTCGGACAACGGCTCTATTGCCGAACCTGCATCCGATTGGATGCTCGAGACGTGGTTTTTACAAGCCATCGAAATATTCTCCACACAAACAGAACACACCCGGAGTCCATGTTCCGGGAAAACAATAGCAAAGTCAAGTTCTACTTGACAGACAGAACACTTGAATTTGAATCTCTTCCCCTCACTATCTGGAACCCAAATTGTCCAATGCGCGACTTGATTTTCCGGATCCACAATTCCCTCCTCATTACTTTTTCAGCATAGAATCTGCTAATAAAACAGAATCTTCCATCCACCCATCGATCACTTCCTGAATCCTACTGTACGGAATTCCCGAAATTCCATAAAGCGTTCTCGTTCGATAAGACCCATAAGCAATCCAGAGTTCAAGGGTCGCAATTTTGTTGTTCAGGTCGGAGGGAAAAGGCCACATTTTATAGTACATCCACCCACCAAAGACAGCCCCCAAATATTCTTCTGCTCGATCCGGATATTTTCCGTAGATCCATTTCTCCATCGCGATCGACATTCCGTATCCGCGAAGTTCGAGAATTGTTCTCTCTTTGGAGGACCACGGAAAAAAAGAAAATATAGCTGCGAAAAGAGAACTTGCACCACAGAGGACATTGAATGGGAAAAACAAAATCGAAAAAACTAACCAGATCAGGCCATACCATTGGGGAGAAAAATATTTTTGGTAGAAAGAAAACGAACCAAGTTCTTGACGATCCCACATATGAATAAATTCGTGAGCAAGAATATAGCAAGATTCCTTGCTGCCCTGAACAAAATTGTCATCAACGTAGATCGTTTGACCAATCGTTATCGATCTATTCTTCAGTTTCAAAAGCCGAAAAAGCCAAAACTCTCTTAGATTACGAATCCGGAATCCTCGAAATTCCAATAGGGCGAGAACAACCAATCTCTCATATAACTCCTGCCAATTTTGACTCGACATGTTTATCCCTCCACCACAATCTCCAAAATATCCAACGCCACCCGTCGATACTCACAGTATCAAATCCCCAGCCACGATTGCCAACCTTTCTCTTCCGAACTCCAATTTCCCCAAATCCAATTCTGAAAACAGACCAGCGGATCGTTCTCATTCTCGTATCCTATTTCCAATTCCGACTACTTCAGTTGACTCTAATTCTCCAGCAAAATATCGGAAAATATGTTCGATTGCCACACGGACATCTGTGAAAATATAGATGTCCGAACGAATCTCCTGAATCGCCTTTGTTACATACTCAAAATTCTTGAGTTCAAAATCTACCCCGATCCACATCTGTTTGTTCCACCGAAGAATACTTCCGAGCTCCAGATAATCAGACCAATCTGAATCCTTGGAAATCCAGCAAAACACACCATCGACAACCCGAAGAACCTTTTCCTTCCATGCCACAAACTCGAAAAAAGAAATCTTCTTTCCAAACCCGCTGGCATAGATGGCAACGGGAAGCGTGCGAACCCTATCTATCAACTTCGTCTGCCAACCAATGGATTCCAGATTGCGAGAACCACAAATGTACACCGAACACTCAAACGAAAGACCAAGATGACCACGGTCATCAGGAGAAACCACCCAACAAGAAATCGTCCCCTCATCCATTCTCATCTCCCCGATCGGGTTTATAACGAAGAAATCCCGGCCTTCCCGCATGAACACGACTGATCTTGGCCTTATGGTGCTTCTCTAATTCCGGACGATCGATATTAATCGGTTTGGGAATAGTCCGATATATTGATGGATTATCGACTTCCGAAAGAGATTGATTCTGAAATGTTTGCATGATTCGTTCCAAGACCACTTCTTCATTCGCCACAGAATCTCGCAAATCCTCATCCCTCATTTTGTTTGTCCGAATCTCGTCCCGGGTCTCTTGCCGAACCGCATCACTCTTCTTTCCAAATCTCTCGAGAATACCCAGCTCTTGTCCCTTCTCGATGATCTTGTCCTCGATATCCGACTTTGCCTTAATCGCATTCAGCAAAGAAGCATCCCCCTTTGCTCTTCCATCATTCGGCATTCTATCGATGAGCTTGTTCAGCGCAGCCAAGCATTTCTTCTGCTCGACAACGTA